GATGACCCCCGGGAAATGGTTGGACGCGTTCCTCGCCACCCCCGCCCGCATCGCCACCCTCACCACCATCGTCAAAGACATCGCGCAACGAACCGAAAGGATCGAAATGGTAGGCGACCAAACACAGGCAGCCATCACAGACCTCGTCTCCGCAGTAGACGAGGTCGCATCGGAGCTCGACGCGCTCGACGCCAAGCTTGTTGAGGGGGCCACCATCGACGCCGACACCGCCGCCGCCCTCGCCCCCATCACGGCCCGGCTGCGTGGGCTGCGACCCGATCCCGAGCCCACCCCCTGACAGCGGCGAGGGGACGTTGGTGGGGGAGGTTGTGGCGGTGATGTTCTTGGTCGCCGCGTTCGTGTTCACCTACCAGCGGCCCCTCTAACCCTGGCTCACGCCAGGCTGGTGGCCTGGAGTAGTTGCTGCATCCGCGGGTCCAACGACGACCACTCGGCGCCGTTGAGCCAGCGGGCCAGCTGTTCGACCCCGGTGTAGAACGGGTCGCCGGTGGCGCACCCGGATCCGTAGGCCTCACGCTCAAGCGGGCCGAGCTCGGTGTTGTCGGGCATGGTGTCCTCCTGTGGGTTTGGCGGGCAACGCCCGACCCCGGGGATCCGGGGCCGCCCGCAACCCGTCAGACCTCGTCGCAGTCGCAACAGGGGTCAAGTTCCGTGCTGCCATCGGGATTGATGTAGACGACGGGACCGTGGATGTCGTGGTCATCCATGGCGTGGTAGGCGTTCAGGTCGTCCGACGTGATCCCGTACTGCCGCATCAGCCCGGTGGCCCGGCTGTACTGGTCGTCGGTGATGTCCTCCCGAGCCAGCAACACGGCGGCTTCCTTGACGGCGTTGACCCGCTGACTGATCCGCGATAGCCCGAGGGCCTCAAGGTGGTAGCCCCGACGGCGGTGGTCCGCTGCGGCCGCTTCGTTGAGTTCGACGGTGGTGCTGTGCCCGGCGTTCGGGCCGGCGGTGAGGGTGACTCGGTAGCGCATCATGCAACGAGTGTAACACCATCACGACAGGCGCGCAACGCCAGGGGGCGGCACCGGCCCCAGAATTTTACGGGGCCCTTCCACCACCCAGCCCCCAAAATTTTACCGGGGCGGTTAAACCCGCTGGCCCCCAAAAATTTTCCGACCAACCAAAAAGTTTCACCGGGGCCGTCCCACACGCCGAGCTCCCGGAAATTTTACCGGGGCACCTGCACGCGGCAGCCCACCAAAATTTTACCGGGGCGGTTACCGCGGTCGGCACCCAAAAATTTTCCGACAAAACGTGTTCAACGATCGGGGCGACACGAGTGCGGACCATCAACGCCCGCACCCTCGCCGCGGTCATGCTGGTAGCGCTGACCGGGGGATGCGGCACGCCAGACGAGGCGGGCCGAACCGTCCAGCCCGGGCCGACGTGGCACGCCGCGCCGGCCACCTCGAGCACCCCCGCCACCGCCGCGTCGGGCACGCCGACGCCGTGGCCGGTACTCGCGCCGCTCGGCAGCCTCACCCGCACGCCCGCACCAGGCCCCGCGCACGCGGCCCAGGCCGCGCCGCAGCAGCCCCCCGGTCCCGCCCCGCGCCCGGCCCCGCGCGCCGCCCCGGCGCCCGCCCGCCAGGCCGTCCCGCCGGCCGTGCCCGTGGCGCCCCGCCCGAGCACGTCGCGCGCGTACTACGGCAGCTGCTCGGCCGCGCGAGCCGCCGGCGCCGCCCCACTGCAGCGCGGCCAGCCGGGGTACCGGTCGGGCCTTGATCGGGATGGGGATGGTGTGGCCTGTGAGTGACCCGGGCCGGGCCGCTCACCCCGGCCCGGTGTCGGCGCACGTGTTGCACAGCACCGTCCGGCCGCCGTCCGTGCGCACCTCCCCGTTGAGCTCGTCCCGGATCCACACTTTGAGGACGACGGCGCCGGCCCTCTCGGTGTGGCTGTAGCGGGAGGTGACGCGGTCGCAGACCTGGCAGCGCTTGTGGCTCGGCTTCTTCGTCATACACGAAGTGTAGCACGGGCACGACGCGGGCGCAACCCTGGGACGGTGAAACGCCCGGCCCAAACAGACCAGGCGCCCCACCGAGCTCGGGTCAGGGCCACAAGCCGCCCTCATCGAGGCCTAGCGCAGCCTCGATCGCGCGGCGGGCATTGACCGGCATCCTCAGCGTCTTGACGTCCACGACGGTCAGCCGCTCGATCCAGCGGTCCATCACGTCGTCCTCATCCGGCAAGTCGCGGATGAGGTCTGATACGTCGTCCGGGGCGAGTGACAGCGGCTCGCGCAATGCGTCGGCGGCCCAAAGACGGTCGATCACGGTGCTCTCTCCGAACGCCATGGTGTCCTCCTGTTGTCTGGCGGGTAGCCCCCGTCCGCGGCGCACGTCCGCGGACGAGGCAACCCGTCAGGCCAGGCTCTGCGCCTCGTTCAAGTCCTGCGCCGTGATCCGCCACATCCGCATGAGGCCAGTGGCGCGGCTGTACTGGTCATCGGTGATGTCCTCGCGGGCCAGCAGATCCGCGGCCTCCTGTATGGCCGCCACGCGCTGCGCGATCCGCGACGGCCCCAGCGACTCAAGGTGGTAGCCCCGGGCGCGGTGGTCGGCGGCGGCCGCCTCGTTGAGTTCGACGGTGGTGCTGTGCCCGGCGTTCGGGCCGGCGGTGAGGGTGACCCTGTAGCGCAGCATCACGCACCGGCCCCGAGCTCACGGCGGGCATCGGTGAGCGCGGCCTGTGCTTCGTCGCGGTGGGCCTGCAGGCTGGACAGCCACACCGCCACCTCGAACTCCTCCACCTCGGTGGTGTAGAGCTCGTCTTCGATGGCTTGGGCGTGGTACTCGACGGCGTGCTCGAACGCGCGCCGCGCCGTGTCTGCCCGCCGCTCGAGCATGCCGAGCAGGGTGTCGGTGGGGAGGAGCTGGGCGACGGGGGTGTTGAGGCGGGCGATCGCCTCGTCCATCACATCGGCGGCGGTGGTCAACATCGGGGCCTCCTGGTGTCGGGGTCTGGCAGGCAACGCACCCGGCGCCCGTAGGCGCCGGACACGCAACCGGTCAGACCTCCCTGCCGATCCGGTCGGGAGTCATCCCTGCCGGCGCTACTGCGACTGTGCCGTCCTCGCGCAGGATCAGTACTTGACCGGTCCGCTCTGCGTGCTCGCGGATGAATGCTTCGAGCTTGGCTCGCTTGGACTCGCTAACCTGTGCCATGCGTCTAGTGTAGCGCGGATGCGACAGGGACGCAACAGCAGGGAACCCCCGACCCGAAGATCGAGGGCTCCAGCGCGGCCTGCAGTCAGACCACGAGCTCCAGCGTCGTCACCATGCCGCACGGCACCTTGCCGACAGCCCACACACCACGCATCTCCGACTCGCGCCCCTCGAGGCACCAATTCGGCTCACCGTCCCAATCGTCGAGCCGCTGCAACTTCGCGATCGTCAGCTGGCCGACGTACAGCCGCGCCGGACCGTCCCCATCCGCCGGACGGTAGCGACGCAGCGTGACGACGTCGCCAGGCCGCAACGCGTCGATCGCGGCAACGTCAACAGCAGGCGCCGGGTCAAGGGTCGTCATCGGGATCATGGTTGTCCTCCTAGATGGTTGCGGTGACGTGAGCACGGATATGCGCGCCCACAGCGCCCTGACGGAGCCTCGGCAGCTTCGGCGCCTTGCCCTTACCCACAGGCGCCAACACAGGGCTGAGAGGCGCCACAGACGGCGCCACAGGCGCCTGACGGCTGTAGGCCACCGTGGGCTGCGACCCCCACACCGCGGCCGCCACAGCGACCGCAGTGATCAGCACCTTGACAATGATCACTGCCCGTCTCCTCTCGTGATGGCGCGGACAGCGACCCGCCACGCCCACCCGTACACAGGACCAGCCTCAGCCATCCCACGGCCCGCGGCCCGCCACAGCCACCGCAACGGCCGCCGCAGCACCCACACCGCCACAGCGACCGGCACGGCCGTGATGCAGGCGCACACAGCCCACGCGAACAGAGCCCCCAACGCGGCCATCAGTTGCCGCTCACCGGCTCGCAGTACGCGACACCCTCATCGACCACCACAGCCCAACCCACAGCCCCACGCGCGTGGGTGCCGCTGCAGTCGGTCACCGTGTCGCCGGTGTCCTCATGCGCCAGGTCGTACGACGTGGCGCGCGGGGTGATGGTCGGCTCCGGCTGGGGTGCGGTGGCCGCGGTGACGCCCACCCACACAGTGCAGGCAGCGACCAGGACAGCGATAGAGCGGGTACGGGTACGCATGAGGTGACCTCCTGAGGTCTGGCAGGCAACCCCACCCACCGCTCGAGGCGATGGGTGAGGCAACCGGTCAGACCTGCCGTGCGGCCTGGCGCTGGGCCGCGGTGGTGTAGTCGATCACCTGGGTGGAGCGAGGCGGTGCGTGTCGCTGCTCCATCGCCTCAGCCAGCCGAGCGATCCGCTCGTCCACCGCGGACTGCTCCACCCGCTCGGCAGTGGCTGCCTTGCGCTTGCCCTTGCCCTTCGCCCACAGCACCGCCCCACCGAGAGCGCCGATCCCGGCGAGGGTCTCGATGACGCTCGGGCGCAACAGGTAGTGGAGCTCATGCTGTAGGTACATCACGGCGCCACCCGCGGCGAGGACGGCCGGTGGCCCACCGGCGATGACGGCCTTGATGGTGTTGCGCATGGTGTGTGCTCCTCGAGCTCTGTGGCTTGGGTCCGTCCCCCTTGCCGATAGCCCGAGTGTAGCACCGGTGCGATAGGCACGCAACACCTAGACCATGATGATGTAGATCCACATCACCATTCTGATAACCAATTGAATTGCATTAACACAATGACTAAGTAATCAATTCAATTGTTAGTAATACTGATTGAGATACCAAGCAACGAAGATCCACAACCACCGATACCCCATAGGGTATGGGGGGCAGGGGGCCCACGAAGCCCTCAGTTGGCCGGGAGACCCCGCCCTTCGTCCCCGTATCTCTCTCCGGAGCAGGTGGGAGGCCGTTACAGGGCCGCTCAGGGCCGGGAATGGGCCTTCCTGAGCGCGTCGGGCAGTGGATCCGCGCGGCGTGGAGATCGTTTCGGCGACCCCAGCCGGACGGTTTGGCATAGTACGCAGGCCGTCGTTCATCCGCCACCGCACTTCACACTGTTGCAATGACCGCTGCCGCTCACGCAGCCGTAGCAGTTGCAGGAGCAGCTCAGCACCTTTGCGAATCTGATCTTCATGGCAGTTCTCCTTCTCGTAAGGCCAACAGACGATGGAAGTGCGCATCACTGCTGCGCTTGGGCTTGCCGCTTGCGATCTAGGAACAGGCCGCGAACAAGCTCGGGCCGCGGTGTCCCGTCAACGAAGATGAGCGTGGTCGCGTACTCGTCGTCCCACACGAAGGCCGTGAGCAGGCGGTCCCCCGCTGTGTTACGGCCCTGATCAACGAACGCGTCACGCCGGATCCGGCGTTTACCGTCGACTAGGATCGCTGTCGCCTCGCGTTGTTGGGCTAGGTCGGCCAGCATGGCGTCTATCTCTTCGTCGGTCATGCTGCGAGTCCTAACTCGTTGAGTGCGGTGGTCCAGTCCCGGGCGATGGCTTGTTGCGCGTCAGCCAACGGCACGGCGGGGGAGCCTTTTCGGGGGTGGCAGACGGCCCACCAGATGGTTGTTTCGACCGAGTCCTTCGTGTTCCGGAATCCGGATGCGGGGAGGTCGGAGGGTTGGGGCCACAGGTTCGAAGCGTCGTTGGATCCGCCGAGCGACTCGGGCACGAGGTGGTCGAGTTCGGTGGTGGCGCGTTGCGTGACGGGGATGCGGTAGGCGCGCATCGCCGTGGTTTTGGCCCGGCTGGTGTCGGCCTCCGGCGGGCGGTGGCTGGCGGAGTAGCCGCTGGTGCACACCTCGGTTTGGTTGGTTGAGCTGATACTCCCCGGGGTGCACGCCGGATCCGGGTGTGCACCGTTGGCGAGGCAGGTCGACGGCCAGGCGCCGGTGACGTGTGGTGGCGCGGTGTACGGGACGAGCCGCAGCTGCCCATCCGGGGTGGGGGTTGGGGCGGCGCATGAGGTGAGGGCCGCCGCAAGGACAACCCCAACGAGTTGCCTCACGTCGTCGGGTCCAGGCTGCGCAGCTTGACGATCGCCTCGTGACCGTCGTCGAATTCGACTGGCACTTCGTCGACGGTGCTGTACAGGCCGACCGTCCGTGTGGGCGGCGTGATGACGACGCACCACGCGTTCCAGTGCCTGTGGTAGTACCGTTCGCCGACAGTTGGGTAGCGGTATTTCGGATCGCTCGGATCGTTGATCACGCCGTCTCCTTGCGGGCGAGGCGTGCTGCGCGCTTTGCGGCCTCACGGTCCCGGATCTGCACGCCGGCTTCGATGAGCGCCTTCTTGACGACGTTCTCGTGGCAGCCGAAGTGCTTGGCGAGCATGCGCAGGCTTGCGCCTTGCTGGTAGCAGGCGGTGGCCTCGGCGATGTCGACTGCCGGTTTCCACGGTCGCGCGCCGGCGACGATGCGGTGGACGTGTTGGCGGCCGAGTGGGGCGCCGCCGTCTTCGAGGAGTTTGACCAGTTCGTGGACTTGGACGCCGTTGGCGTAGGCGTCGCGCAACGCCTGGTTGCGGGTTTCTGCTGCTCGGCTGTAGTTCGCGGCGGCTGCGATGACTCTGGTTGCTTCTTTAAGTTCAGGCATACCTTGCAGTGTCGCACCCCAGCGTCACGCGGCGCAACAGGGGGTTGGTGTGGCGGGTCGCGGGCACAACGGGCACGGCTACCGCCAGATGTGGCGGGCGATCATCGAAGCCCCCGAGTTCCTGGTGTGCGCGCTCTGCTATCTGCCGATCGACCGCAGCATCCGCGGCCGTCAGTCGATGGCGCCGAGTTTGGACATGGTGGTGCCGTGGGCTCGGGGCGGGGATCCGAAGGACCCGAGCAACTATCGGCCCTCGCATTACGGCTGTAACTCGCGTCGGGGTGCGGGTCGGCGGGACGACGTGAAACGACGGTGGACCACCACCGACGAGCCGTGACATGCCGATCCTGACCGTCCTGATGGGTGTCCCCGGTTCCGGAAAAACCACCTGGGTCGCCGCGAACACCCGCAACCAGGTGGTGTGCGGGACCGACCGGTTACGCACCGAATCGTTCACCGGTGCGTCGGTGGTGGCGTACATCGAGTCGCTGCGCACCCGCGCGCGCCGGGCGTTGACGGCAGGCCAGGACGTGGTCGTGGACGGCTGCAACACCCGCCGGAACGAACGCACCCGGTGGCGGGAGTTGGCCCGCGACCACGGCGCGGCACCGCAGCTGGTGGTGGTCCACGCGTCTCTGACCACAGTCTTGGCGGTGCAGCGGGACCGGGCGCAGCCGGTGCCTGCGGACAGGGTCCGGACCTATCACCGGGACTTCACCCGGTCGCTGAGCGCGATCGACGGTGAGGGGTGGGCACGGATCGTGCACGTGCAACGGGATGGTGCCGCCGCGGCCGGGGTGGTTCCGGAACCGTCCCGACGGTGGACGACGACCGACGAGCCGTGATCGGCTAGCCCAGATGGCTGGCCCAGAACATTTTGCCCCGCTCCCGGGTCAGGGTCTCGTGCATCACGTGTTTCAGTTCGGCGCGGATCGGCGCCGTGTCATGCCAGGTTTCGCACACCAGGGCGGCTGTCCAGGGCTGGTCGTTGATGTAGACGGTGGCGTCGGGGTCGGTGTCGTGGACCGGGCATTCGTCGGGCGCCATGACTAGACCTTAGGACGGAGTTGCGGTGGCTGATTCGACGAATGCGGAGCGGCAGCGCCGGTTCCGCGCCCACCGCCAGGACGACCACAGCCTGTGCCTGGCGACCTGCCCGGACTCGGCTGCGGCGAAGGAGTTGGCGAACCCCAGCCCGGACGTGTGGGGGCCATCCGCCGGGCAGCTGTGGAGCGAGCTTGAAGCCGTGGTGCCGCGGGCGCAGTTGCCGTTGTTGCGGGAGGCGTGCCGGATCGTGGACCGGCTCGACCGCATGGACGGCATCCTGCAGCGGAAGAACGACTGGCTGCGGGTGAACACGATGGAGTTCGGCGAGGGCGTCAAAGTCAAGATCACCATGGATGGGGTTCTCGCCGAAGCCCGCCAGCAGGCCGCCACCGTGCACGCCCTCATCAAAGACCTCTCCCAACACGTCAAGCAGGAACCCAAACCGGTAGCGAAGGCGGGGGGTCTGAGTGACCTCAGCGCTCGTATCGCTGCTCGGCGCGGCCAGTCCGCGGGTTGAGCACCGCCCCACCACCGCCGTCGACACCCTGGGCCCGATCGCCGCCGAGTTGGGTGAGCAGGCCGGGGTGATCCTGGAACCGTGGCAACGGTCCGGTCTGGACATGCTGCTGTCGATCCGCGACGACGGCAAATGGGCGTGCTACGAGTACGCCGAACTGTGCTCCCGACGCAACGGCAAAACCGCGATGCTGCTCGTCCGGGCGTTGTTCGGGTTCCTGCTGCTCGAGGAAACCCCGATCCTGTGGACCGCGCAGGAAGTCAAGACGTCGATGCGGGCGTGGCGGGACTTCCGCAAAATGCTGTGGAAGATGGGGGACCGGGTCAACGACAACCTTGTTGACCTTGGCGAGGGCGTTCAGGTGCGGATCAACGCCTCGAACGGCAAAGAAGGATTTGAGCGGCTCGACACCGGCCAAGAACTACGGATGGTGGCCCGGTCGAAGGACTCCGGGCGTGGGTTCGACGCCGACTTCGTGGTCATCGACGAGGCCTACGACTTCACCGCCGACCAGCAGGACGCGTTGGCGCCGACGCAGATCGCCCGCCCCAACGCGCAGATCGCCTACGCCTCCTCCCCGCCGCTGTCTGGGGTGGGGAGCGCGTCGCTGTACCGGCTGCGGGAACGCGCCGAAACCGGCGAAGCCCCCCGCCTGGGGTGGCGGGACTGGGGACGGCCGGAAAGCCTCGACGACATCCTCGAGATGACCCCGCGGGAACGGAAAAAGTTTCTCGACGACCCCGACGTGCTCGCATCAGCCAACCCCGCACTCGGTCAGGGTCGGGTCACCGCGGAAACCCTGCAGAACATGCGGGAATCCATGACCGACGCCGGGTTCGCCCGCGAAGTATTGGGCTGTTGGCCGAAGCAGGTCGCGGCCCGGTCGGATGTGATCGACCCGGATGTGTGGCGCGACCGCGCCGACCCCGCCTCGAAGCCGGGCGATGCGCTGGTGTTCGCGCTCGACGTGTCCCCGGGTGGGAAGACTGCGGCCATCGCCTCCGCCGGCCGCCGCGACGATGACCTGCTCCACGTCAAGGTCGTGGACTACCGACCCGGATCCGGCTGGGTCGTCGAACGCGTCGCCGAACTCCAGGAACGGTGGAAACCCCGCCGTATCCTCCTCGACCCATCCGGCCCCGCCGGTGCCCTCCTCGCGGACCTGAAAACCGCCGGGATCGACATCGAACTCGTCGCCGGCCGGGAGATGGCGCAAGCCTGCGGCGCCCTGGTCAACGACCTGACGGAGGACCGGATCCGGCACTGCGACCAAGACGCATTGAACGACGCCGTCGCCCAAGCCACCACCCGCCGGTCGGCGGACGCGTGGGCGTGGGACCGGAAAGACACCACCGCCGACATCAGCCCACTCGTCGCCATCACCGCGGCGGCGCATGGTTTCCGGCTCTACGGAGCTCAAGAGGAGGTGGTCCCGTGGGTCGCGTGGGGGTAACCCTGGGGCTGCTGATCGTCGGCGCCGCGTTGGTGGTGGCCGCAGTGTTTCTGCTGGCCGGGCCGGCGTGGGCGCTGCTCACCATCGGCGTCCTGGTGATCGTGTTCGCGGTGCTGACCCACGACTTCGGCCCGCCCCCACCCGCTGACGGTGATGCGCCGACCCGGATTGGTCGGTAACGGCGGTGGCGTCGCTGCTCAGCAGAATCCTCGCCCGCCCCACCCCTGAGGCTGCGCGTTCGATCACGACGGTCGACGACTATTTGGCTGCGGTCAACAGTGTCGGGTTCGGGTTCGGCGGCATCAACTACAACCTCACCTCCAACGTCACCGGTACCTACGGCACCCAACCCGCCGAAGCCATCTCCAACGATCTTGAGGCGTACGCCCGGCACGCCTACGAAGCCAACGGTGTCGTGTTCGCCGTCATGGCCGTCCGCATGCTCGTCTTCTCCGCGGTCCGGTTCCAATGGCAACGCTTGAACAAAGGGCGTCCGTCGGAGCTGTTCGGGACCGCAGCGTTGGCGCCGTTGGAGCAGCCCTGGGTGGGTGGCACCACCCAAGACATGCTGCTGCAGATGATGCAAGACGCCGACCTGGCCGGAAACTCCTACTGGGTCGATGCGGCGCAGGTCGGCGCCGACATGGCACCCGGCCGGACATCTACCCCGGCCACCGAGCTCGTCCGGTTGCGCCCGGACTGGGTGCAGATCGTCCTCGAACCCCGCATGATCCGCGGCGGACAGGCCGGGTGGCGACGCCTCGGCTACGTCTACTGGGAAGCCGGGCCCAACAGCGGCAACGACCCGGTCGCGTTCCTCCCCGACGAGGTTGTCCACTTCGCCCCCAACCCCGACCCCCTCGCGAACTACCGCGGCATGTCCTGGCTCACCCCCGTCCTGCGGGAGATCACCAACGACAAAGCCATGGGCGTCCACAAGTCCCGGTTCTTCGAGAACGCCGCAACACCGAACCTGTCCGTCAGCCTCGACAAAGACGTGTCCTTGGCCGCGTTCCAGGCGTTCAAAGAAGCCATGGACACCAACCACGGCGGCTACACCAACGCCTACAAAACCCTCTACCTGGGCGGCGGCGCCGACGTGAAGGTCATCGGCGACAACTTCGCCGCGATGGACTTCAAAAACATTCAAGGCCACGGCGAAACCCGGATTGCGGCGGCGGGTGGGGTGCCGCCGATCATCGTCGGCCTGTCCGAAGGCCTCGCCTCGGCCACCTACAGCAACTACGCGCAGGCCCGCCGCAGGTTCGCCGACGGAACCATGCACCCGCTGTGGCAAAACGCCGCCGGATGCTTCGCCAACATCGTCACCAGCCCCGGCCAAGACGTCCGGCTCTGGTACGACGCCCGCGACGTGCCGTTCCTCCGTGAAGACCAGAAAGACGCCGCCGAAATCCAGAAAGCCCAAGCCGCCACCATCAACGGGCTGATCATGGCCGGGTTCAAACCCGAAGGCGCGATCACCGCCGTCACCGGCGAAGACCTGTCCCTCCTGCATGGCCAACACACCGGCTTGGTCAGCGTGCAGCTGCTGCCGCCCGGCACCCCGCACGCCGGAGCAGCCGCCGGGCCCACTTCGGCCAAACCCGCCCCCGCGCCCCAGCCGGCGAACAAACCAGGCCCCAAACCGGCCGCCCAGCCCGCGCAGCCACCCGCTTCTGCCACGCCCACCCCCGGAGGCTGACCGTGTCCGACCCCATCCTCTACGCACGCTCATGGGCGCTGGACGACATCGAAATCCTCCGCGGCGCAGACGGCCAC